ACGAATTTGCGCTCGGTGAAGGTGTACCAGAGACGCCGGTATATGTGACTCGCGAGGAGTTGGCCGGTAACGGTGGTGGTCAGGAAATCATCGGCGAACGTCGTACAATCATCCTGCATCCATTTGGATACACATGGGTTGAAGCTGGTGCGGCATTGACCGAGTTTTCACCGACGAATGCGGACCTTGCGCTGGCTGCGCATTGGGATCGCATCGTAGTGCGTAAGCAAGTCCCGATGGCGTTCTTGCTGTCGAAGGCGTAACCAACGCTGCTTACTTCCGCTATTTAGACACGCACGGCGTAGACAAGTCGAAGCGATCTAAGTAGCGGGAGTAACTTCCCACACTGATGAGAGGTTACGACGATGTCAAAAGGTCTTCCACGCACTATGAAGAATGTTTCTGCGAAACAAACTTCATTGGCTTCAACGACTGCTTTGCGCGGTACCGCTAAACAGGCAACATATCAGGCTCCCGCCGCTGCAGCTGATACCGCTGCATTGAAGGTGCAGTTTGATGCTTTGCTTGCAAGGATGGTCGCGGCAGGTTTGATGGCAAGCTCGTAAGCGCGACGTTCAATCAACTGTAGTTATCCGGAGAGTTTTAAATGGCGCGATATACAAATACCGACAAGTTCGGTACGACACCGACTGCTAGCTCAACCAAGCCCGGTATGGTCAAGCAGGCAGCCTATCAGGCTCCAGCTGCAGCAGCTGATACAGCAGCACTCAAAGTGCAGTTTGATGCGCTGGTGGTGAAGCTGGTTGCAGCTGGCATCATGGCCGCTTCCTAATCTGAAGGTGACGCAATGAAAAGTCTTGAAGAACGTGAAGCGTATCGAGCGAAGCAGCGAACGGCCGAACTTAAGGAAGCTAAAGCCAGTCCAAACATCATCAAGCCGGAAGGTGCCGAAGATGATGACGAGGGCAGCGAAGGCAACACTTTCAACGCTTCTCAGTATCTGAACGGAAAAGCCGGTGCAGTGACTGGTGGCTTGAAGGATCTTTCTGACGATGATCTTTCGGCAGTTGAAAAGGCCGAAACGTCTGGAAAGAAGCGCACAGCTGTTATTGATGCCATCACGACGGAAAAGAATCGTCGTGCTGCTTCGTCGTCTGGTTGGAGCGGCAACGCCGGCTGATATGGCGCTTATCATCGAAGACGGTACGGGAAAGGCTGACGCACAGTCAGTGGCTACAGCTGAAGAGTTGCGCGGCTATGCGCTGTTGCGTGGCATTTCCGTACCGTCTAACGATGCGGAAGGTACGGCGAAGATAGAAGCCGCGCTTTTGGATGCAATGGACTATCTGTCTATTAAACCATGTTTTCAAGGCGAACCTTTTTTAGCAACCCAATCTCTGCCGTTTCCGCGCAAGAACGTTTATATTCGAGACGTCAAGCAAATTGACGCGTTCATGCCTGCAGCATTTAAGACAGCCCAAATTCGACTTGCGTTGGCAGTGTTATCGGGCGTCGTTTTAATGCCGAATATCAGCGGACGTTCTGCCGACTATGTTGTAAAGGAAAAAGTCGGTCCGCTCGAAGTAGAGTATGCAAATCCAACACAGTTTAATGGAACAACTACATTCACTGCTGTTGATTTATTGCTAGCTCCGTTACTCGGCGGCGAATGTTGTGAAACTGGCTTTTTGAAAGTGTTCAGGGCTTGAAATGGGCCAGTATGACCGCGCCATTGCGACGGCCCAAAGGTTGATTGCGAAATACGGGCAAGTTGTCGTTTGGAATAGCAAGCTAAATGGCGCTCCCGGTAACGCTAATGAACCGTGGAAGCCTACTGACACTGCTCCAATTCCCCATACTGTGTCGATTTGCTTTGTGCCTGTTCGTGACCGCGAAACGCGCAAGTTTCTTCAGTTCCTGAAAGGTTCTGAAGTTCAGGTAGGTGCGCTTGCTGGTCTTATGGGTGCTGTTGACTTCGATCCGAATGCAAGTGATGCAGTCATACGTGATGGCGCCGAATTGGCGATAGCCAATATTGATCTTTTGTCGCCGAACGGTCAGAAAGTTTTGTATACGATAGAGTTCAAGGAATGACTACCGTATATCCGCAAGCAATCGACGAAATGTTTGCGCGTTTCAAAATCGATTGGGATTCAGGCTCTGCCGCGATTGCCGGATATATTCCCGAAGTTCGTTGGCAAGGTAAGACCGAAGGGACTAGTCCTCCAAAGGATAAATTTTGGGCTCGCGTTTCTTACAACGGAGTTTTTGAGGAACAGTCGACACTATCGAACTGTGTCGGTGAACCCGGTAAGAAACATTACGAAGCCGGCGGCTTTTTGTATGTGCAGCTATTTTCGCCCAAGTCTTTACCGACCGCCGCATATAAGGGAAGACAGCTTGCAGTTTTGGCTCGAAATGCATTTCGTGGCAAAGTAACAGCTGGCGGCGTTTGGTTTCGTAGAGTGCGAATTGAAGACATGCCAGACGAAGAAAGCTTTCTCGTAAAGCGTGTCGTTGCTGAACCTGAATACGACGAATTGGGCTAACAACCGGAGTGTATTGCAATGGCGACCATTTGTGACATTAACAAGCAAGATAGCAATATCACCGGCTTGTCGTTTGCTGAAGAAGTTTGCTTGAACGTGTTGCCATCCGTTGCGAATGGCGATCCGTCTGACCCTATTTGGTATGCGCTGGAGCCGAACAGCTATCCAGACTTTGGTGGCGACCTCAAGATGGTTGCTCGTACTCCCATTAATCCGTCGCGCCAAAATAAGAAAGGTACGCCAGTTGACCTTGACGCGTCGTCGGGTCTTAACACTGACGTTACGAATGACCCGGCCGTGCGTCGTTTGCTTCAGGGCTTCTATTTCGCTGACATTCGCGAGAAGCCCACGACTATGCCGATGAACGGCGCAGTGAACGATATTGGCGCGGTGACTGCGGCTGATGACAAGTATGCAACAGGTGCAACGGCCGTCGCCTTCAATAAGGCTGGTTACATCGTTAAAGCTTCTGGCTTTGGCATTGCTGCTAACAATGGACTTCACCTTGTCGTCAGTGCTGACGCTAACGACATCACGGTTGGCGACGGTCTTGTTAATGAGGCTGCGCCGCCTGTTGCTGCGAAACTCGAAGTTGTCGGATTTCAGTTCGCTAGTGCTGATGTGGCAATTGCGATGGTCGGTAACGTTGCGACGTTGACCAGTGCAGCGAACGTTCTTAACACTCTCGGTTTGATCGTTGGCGAATGGATCTTCATTGGTGGCGATACGCTGGCGTCAAACCGGTTTGCTAACAATGTGGGCTTCGCTCGTATTTCTTCGATTGCTGCCGGTGTTTTGACGTTCGATGATATTACATGGGCCGGTGTGAATGAAGTTAGCACAGGCAAGACGATTCGAATTTGGTTTGGCTCGATCATCAAAAATGAAAATATTCCAGCACTTGTTAAAAAGCGTTCGGTTCAGTTTGAGCGAACGTTGGGTGAAGGCCCGACTTCAACACAGGCTGAGTATTTGACTGGTTCGATGGCAAATCAGATGACGTTAAACATTCCGACAGCGGATAAGTGCAACGTAGATTTGAATTTCGTTTCGTGCGGCGTTGAATATCGTACGGGCGAAGTTGGTGATGAGTTGAAAGACGGTGCTAGAGTTGCGGCTTATGGTGGCGACGCCTTTAATTCGACGTCAGACGTTTATCGTTTGAAGATGAATGTTGTTGACCCGAGTGTATCGAATCCTGAAGCGCTGTTCGGCTATATCACCGAAGGTAACATTACTATCAACAACGGCGTTACGCCGGATAAAGCCGTTGGTGTATTCGGCGCATTCGATACGTCGGCTGGTAACTTTGAAGTCGGCGGTAGTGTTACCGCTTATTTCACTACAGTGGAAGCAGTGCGTGCTGTTCGTCGTAGTGCTGACCTTGCTTTTAACGTCATCATGGCAAAGGAAAATGCTGGTTTCGTTATTGACATTCCGCTGTTCGGTTCTGGTGGCAGCAAAGTCAATGTCGAAAAAGACAAAGCAATCATGCTGCCGCTCGAAATGGCAGGTGCAGAAAATCCGAATGGTTACACGAAGCTGTTTAATTATTTTCCGTATCTGCCCAACGTAGCCATGCCTCAGTAAGTGCGATAATCTGAGGGGTGTAACAACCCCTCAGACGCGGAGTGCAGAATGTCCCTATACGAAGCATACGAGACCAACGCCGATAAAGAATCAAATGGCGTTGAAGTTCAGTTTCCGCCGAATAAAGACGGAAGTGTGCCGGTGTTCATTATTGCCTCTACGGGCAAGGCTAACAAAGGTTACGCAAAGGCACTGGAAGTTGCGACGAAACCATATCGTCGTATTGGCGTCGAAGCCATGGGTAATGAACTTGCCGAAAAGGTGTTTAGGGAAGTTTTTGTTACTCATGTTCTGAAGGGGTGGCATAACGTTCGTGATCGTAGCGACATGCCGCTAGAATACACGAAAGAGAACGCACTCAAGTTGATGACAGATTTGCCGCGTCTTTATCAACAGTTGCAGGAACAGGCAAACAGTATTGATCTGTTTAAAGACGGCTTGCGCGAGGAAGAAGCGGGAAACTAGTTTCGGTTCTGCTGTATTTGCTCGAAATGTCGAAGATAGAGCAAAGCATAGCGAAACAGGCTTTACGATCTGGTAGACCAGTGCCGGATCGAATTGCCAACGCTCCAGAACTGAAGCCAGGTTTGTTGCTTTATATGCAAGCATTCTTCGACTTAGATTCTGAAAGATCACATGCGTTTGGACCAACGCCGATACCTTGGACCAGCATTTATCAATATACAAAGGCATTTGAATTAGACCCAGAACAAACCGAAGACATGTTCTATTTCATCAAGGCGATGGATTCGGCGAATTTGAAGCGCATTGAAGAGAAGTCAAAGCAGAAGTGAACGATCTTTTTAAGCTTGCTGATGATATGGATGCGCTTAACGAACGTATTCCATTCGCTGCAAATGAAAAGAAGATTGAATTAGGTTTGGCTATTCAAACGGAGCTGACTCGTGTAACTCCGGTTGATACTTCAAAAGCTGTATCAAATTGGGTTGTTACTGGCGGTCGTCCTTACGATGTTGATATTGATGCCTACTTTGAAGGTGAGCACGGATCGACATATCAAGCCAGTATTGCTGAAGTGCAGTCACAAGGTCGAAGGGCTGCAGCTTTGATTGAGCCTGGCGAGTCTTTGTTTCTAGCAGATAACGCTGATTATATTCGTGAGTTAAACGACGGTAGCAGTAATCAAGCTCCAGCTGGCTTTATCGAGAAAGCCGGTATGTTGGTTAGTCGGAAACTTGGCGCAACGAAGCTGAAGATATGACTGACCAAAAATACGTTATACAAGTTGACGATAAGGTTTCGTCGTCCATTCCGACGAAACTTTCCACCATTGCGAGAGAAGCGCGTGACGGTGGCACTGCTGTTGAAAGACTGAAGAGTGCTTTAGCCTCTATTGACGTTTCAGCAATAAATGCTTTGAGCGCTGCTAATGCTCGCGCTCAGCAAATGATTAATCAGAACGTATTGGCGGCGCAGCGTTTAGCGACAGAGCAGCAGCGAACCGCGACAGCCGCGCAGGCATTGGCGACGGCTCAGCAACGTACGTCAACGGCGCAGACACAAGGTGCTACCGCCGCACAAGGGCTTGCTACTGCTACAGCCCGAGTTGCTACAGCACAGGTGCAAACGCAGAACGCAGCTGCTCGGCTAGCCACAGAGCAGGCCCGTACAACGCGCGAGACGGCCAACGCGGCGGCAGCTGCAGATCGAGCGGCCTTGGCCTCCCTGCGGCTCCAGCAGGCGCAGAACAAAGTAGCGACGGCCTCACGCGCGGCCGGTACCGGCATTGCGAGCTTCGTACGCGGTGGACTGCTGCTAGCGGGTATTACGCTTGGCGTTCAAGGTTTCGTTGAATTGTCTGACGCTGCAACGACACTATCAAATAAGCTGAACATTATTAGTGACAGTTCTGAACAAACTGCCGAACTAATGCGTCGGCTGTTTGAAATTTCCAATCGAACGCGAACTAGTATTGAAGCAACAACCACTTCCTTTGCACGGCTTGATAACGCACTTATCAATTCAG